GTCAAGGAACTGCGCAGGTGTAATATCTTTCTTAATCTGTGTGACCATACCGCCTAATTGTTCATTGGTTCTCGCACGAACATAAACGTCAATCTTTTCTGAGTATGCGCCATTGTCTTTCCTTCTGCCGATACGTCGTCTACCCATGCACTGGATCAGCGAACCAAGATCACGAATGTCGATCATGACCTCTTTTACGTCTTTATCTTTGATGTTGACGCCTGCATCTAGGCAAGCAGTAGTGATAAGTAGGTTTTCCTCGAATCTCTCATTTTCGAGCATCTGATTTAACTTCTCTTTGTCCATATATTTGGCATAATCTTTATTGCTCTCGCTACAGCAGAAGATTGCATTGTCCTCGAACTGCTTGTATAATTCGTATGCCTTCTTGGCTGATTCAATAAAAAAGATTGCCTTTGTACCTTTGCAAATGACCTCTTCTGCCTTACGTTTAAAACCGTCCTCTCTGTAGAAGAAGTACAACTGATTAATGAATGACCAATTAGTAGGTATTTTGTATTTTAGTGGCTTTATGTTCTCTCTGATGCCTAATTTCTGGGCGTTATCCGTGAGATAATCTCGCATATAAGATTCAATATTCTCTCCTGTCGCACTCATGAAAATCTTTACTGCCGTAGGACATTCCATGATCATGTCATATGCAACGTCTGTTGTGTCGTTGAAACTTGCATCTTCTGTGAAGTAGTGGTACTCATCTGATACTATGTAGCCATAATCGTAGGGATTGAATTCATCGTCAAAGTCACTGCATCGTTTGTGCATGGAAAACTTCTGATATGTAACAATATCTATGACATCATCTTTTCCATCTGATTCAATTTCCATCATAAATTGATCAACACACTTGCGACGATGTATGAGGAAGAGAATCTTTTGACCCTCTTCCTTTGCAATGTTGTATAAGGTATTCTTTATAAAGTATGATTTGCCAACGCCAGTACCCGCTTCAATAATGACAGGTACATCTGGTTCCCATTTCTGAATATCTTCAACTGTAATTAAATCGCTTACTCTTGTATTTTTGCTTACTTTTTTTGTATTTGTTGCCATATTTGTTTGTTCTCCTTATGTTTAATTATTTAGAAAAATACTGTTTGATTGTCTTTTCCAGATTCTCTGATTGTCTAAAAATAAATACATTTTTGTCTGGACATTTTTCGTTACGTTCCATCTTCTTTAAGATGAACCCTTGCATCATAAGGTATCCTGCAAGTTTTTGGTTAAAAATAATCTTGTTATCTGTTTTACGTTCCATATCGTTTGTTCTCCTTGTTTTGTATTTGTTTTGTTGAATAATTAGTAGCCCCCAGTTTGAGGGTAACTTGACCTAAATTCTGTACGTTAACATTATTAACGGTTAAAATCTTGGTATTACTATTAGTAATACCTAAATTCTGAGTACCAAGATTGTTGGCACTTAAATTCTTGGTACGAACAATCTTCGTACCTAAAACTTTAGTCCGCTAAACTGTCGATTACTGACCTAAATTTGACCCGCTAACATTATTAGCGGTTAAGATTTTGAGTGCTAACATTATTAGCACCTAAAATTTTGGTAGGAAGATTGTTCATACCTAAATTTTGGTCTACGAACAATCTTCGTGGTCAAATTTTTAGTTATGCGAATAATTCTTTTTTCAATGCTATTCTTTCCTCTCTTGCTATATTAAGCAAGTCCTCTTTTAATTCTTTCGTACCATCAAAGAGGAAGATTGTTTTGATTTTGTTCTTTCTGTCTGGGCGCACTTGCACAATATGATGACCTCTGCGCAATAATTCGTTTGTCAGATCACCATTATGTATTACAATTCTGTCATCACTTGTATATTCCATTATTCCTTCACCTCGATTGAATAGTTTAATAAATTTGTCTTAGTGAGCGCATAGCAATATGGCTCTTGTGGGATTATCTCATCATATCTCTTCGCCCTTTTACCATAAATATCTTTGACAACGTCAATAAAATATTTATCTGAATAAAACTTATCCTGTGGCAATTCAATGTGAAGATTTGTGTCAGTATCCCATAGAAGAATATCATTGATTGCATCAATATCAATCTTTGTGATTACATGACCTTTTTTCAATGTAATCTTCTCTCTGAGACGGTATTTGTCTTGGATTGCGTAAAATTCTTCCTTTTCATGCCGTTCGATGCAATGATAAAATTCTGGTAAATCTAATACATCTACCAGATAATGCTTGATGTATTGTCTGTATCTTGAACTGTAATATCCCAAAAATGCGCTGTCGATTGCAAGCAACATCATCATTGCTTCATCTGTCAAACCTTCTTTTTGTAAACCGTACAATGACCAAAGTAGTAATACTGTTGACCCTGCATATTTCTCTGTGTAATTTTGTCTTGTGATATTTTCCATAAGATTTGGATTAATAGATTCTTCGTTTTTGTAATCAATATTTGAAAATCTTGTGATGTGATTATCGAAGCATTTGCCTTTGTGCAATGCCAGATCAACGCCAATTCCTTCTGACTGTGTGGCGTTCTTTGTTTTTCCTTTGAGGTCTTGTCCCTCATGTCCTTTTACTTTCTTCTTTAATAAAAATATTTCTTCAACACTCCATCCCATTGCTTGCTTTAAGATTGCGCAAGATAGTAATGAGTCAATGTCGTCCGTCAAAATTGCATGATATTTATTTGTTGTATCTTTGTACCATGTTGGTAAATTCTTTGTTTGATTCTTCTTCATATCTGTCACCGATTAGTGAGCAAGATGAATCAACACCTTGCCCATCTAATTGGCAAACAAATACGAAAGTGAATAAGAATTTATACATCTTACTCACCTTCCTTTCTCCATTTGTTAAATTCTGGTTGCTAATTTTCAAGTTTCTCCAACTAAAATTAAAATCATTATTGAAACTAAAATATAATTACCCTATGCCCTAAGACAGGGCACAGCAGTTATTTGTCGACCGAGTTATTTTTGACGCGGGCTTTTTTGCTTGTTTTCTTTTCCTCTCGTGGCTTCAATAAGCCATAACAGCAGTTTAACCAATCATTGTACATCTTCTCGGTTGGAATCACTTCGCATCTTTCGATGCCTTTAATCCATCTGGTCGAGCACCCGAGACACTCAGCCATATATTTTTGTGTTAAATTGTGGTAAATCCTTAAAAACTTTAATCTATCTCCGCCAAGCATCTCTTTGCTCCTTTCATTTATTCACTTACTGTTGGAGTGACAGTTGATCCTGCCACAACAACTCCACTGTCATCAATCAGTGCAACTGCATAGTATTCAGAGCAGTATACAGTAGTTGTTCTTGTGCTTGCATCTCTCGCAGGTTCGACAAAAGGATTCTCTTTTGGAATTAAACCAATAGATTCCTTTTTAATTGTAAGAATATAACCCTCATGTTTCGCTGTGTCGTATAATCTGTCAGTTACAAGGACAGGGATTCCTCTGAAATAACCTAATAAGTTATTCTGCATAATACCTGTGCCATCTGTAGTAAATGTCTTTGTTTTATCCACAAATCCATCCATTTTAAGGAAAGATGGGACAAATGCGCTATGAATATAAATTCCTGCAAAATCTTCTGCGTTAGCATCATCTCCATAAAGACCTAAGATAGCGTTCATCTCATCGAACGTGATCTGATGTTTTGTAGCAAGTTGACTTTTTAAAGGTGTTGTCAGCGCAACATTAATGCAATCTGTATCCAGTTTTCTGGCAAGTGAGATTGCCTGCTGTTTGGCGGCTTCATCTAAAGCGTTACCGAACTCAACTGCATCGTCATAATCATTAACGGATACAGCAGGAGCGGCTACCATCTTAATTGTTGCCTGTGTGCTTGTCTGCTTTAACGCTGTCTTATCCATTGCAGTTCCAACTGTAATGTCTTTTGCATCACCGATATAAGCCCATTTTGGCATGCTAACTGTTTCCCCAGGTTTACCAACTAAAGATTTAACAACCTTAGCGGACTGAGAGATAACTACTTTTCCTTCGATTTTTTCTCTGACTAATTCCGCATAAACATCTGGAATGATCATGTTTTTGTTTACTGCATTTGTAGAATTGTTATTAATATTTGCCATTATGTTTTCCTCCTATATTATTTGTTATTAATTTGTGTTTTGATGTCTGCGACATCTTCTCTGATGTCATCTAAGTCATCTTTATAAGATGTAAGCACCTGTACGAACTCTGCATTGGTGGCAGATAATTTCTCGTTTTGTTCTTGTGCCTTTGAGATGACCGAATATAATTTTTCTTCTCTGTTTTCGTTTTGTGTCTGCGATTTTTCCCATAACTTCCATATGAAAAAAGCCATGGCAATGACCATGACAATTGGAAATCCTAATTGACTAATCGCAGTTTGTAGTGCATTGTAATCCACTCCTTTGTCCTTTCCGAAAACCGTATGAGCCGAGCGCAAAAGTTCCCTCGGGTTAACGAGCGCAAAAGTTCCGTGGTTTCCCCAGATGTGGGGAATTATCTTGCTAACGCTTTATATAACTCAGGATTGTCTTGAAAAAGTTGTGCTTTTTCTCCGTAGGACATCTTTTTAAAGTCGGCTTTGGTAACTGCTTGCTGTTTACCATGATTGGTGGGTTTGTTCCCATTGTTTAACAGATAACCATTGATCGCCACACTCACGGCTTCTAATCCTGCGTCAACATCTTCGCCAAGATTCAGATACTGTCCTAACTCTGTTGGTAAGCCAAGGTCATTAAGTTTAGTAGATAATTCTGCTTGACGTTCCTTTGCGAGTAATTGCTGTTCTCTTGCTTCGAGTTCCTTAATACGATTTTCAAATTGAATTTCGCTATCTGATTTCTGCGCAGGTTTATATTGTTTTAATTCTTCTTTTACAGTTCTGAGTTCGTTTGAATACTTTGTTCTGATCCTATCGCCCTCACTTTGAAGAATCTGTTGTACGCCTGCAAGTTGTTCTTCAGATAAATTTAATGTTTCTAGTTGCATTTCTTCACTTCCTTTCCAGTTGCAATCTATATAGCCCTGCAATTGCAGTTCCATCTGTTGTTGCCCCTGTTTTGTTGTGTTAATTTGTTGTATCAAAAAAGACCTATCGCAATTGATAGATCTCTTTCTTCCTTATATAATTGTGTTTAACGTCGCAGATTACGACCTTAGGATTTCTAATATGGCATTTTGCCACCTTAAGATTCAAGGGTTACCGATTTGGTAACCCCTGCTACGTCTATATACATTTGAATTAAATAACGAACATTTTTATGTTGGGGATATGCGCCCCCTTATACGCACATTTCAAATTTCATTTTGTGCCGTAAATACGGGACTTGTAAATAATTTCCATTTTTCAAAGTCGCTAAAACACTAGGTTTTTAGCCAAATTTTGATTTGTCCACGTTGGCAATTTGATAGCGTTACATGTCTAATATATGCTTCTCCATATACACACATTTCGTGTTCTGGATATTCAGTACATTTGAAAAATTGTCATTTTTTTGAACTGAATATCCAGAACATTTTTGACCAATATCAAATGCTAACATTCTGTATTTTGCCTCTCCTTATACACACATTTCACCAACCGTTTTTTTCGGCTGTTTGTCATTTTTAAAAAAATATTTAACCGAAAAAAACGGTTGTTTTTTGACCAATATCAAAAGTTCAATTTTCTCGATTCTCAAAATATATGTGCCCCCCTTATAGACACATTTCGTGTTCCGTATATACGGAACATTTTAAAATTGGCAAAAATTTTGTTCCGCATATACGGTACATTTTTGACCAATATCAAATGCTAACATTTTGTATTTTGGCGTCTTTTAAGAGATACCCCATTCTCCATATAGTGACTTTTTTTGTACCGCAAATACGGTACATTGTAATTTTTAAGTAATAAATGTACCACAAATACGGTACAATTATTTTTGTCTGATAGCGTTACATCGTTCTTCCTATACCGACACTTAGCACATCGTCTGTAATTGGCTATTTTACTGAGTTTTTTGATAGTTTCTGAGAGGTAACTGAGAAGTTTTTTGACGTTTTTTTACCAAAATTCATGTTCTCCCTATTGTTGTACTTAACAAATCTTTAAAAACCCTTGTAAAATAAGGACTTTGTTATTTTATTTTTGCAGCAAGGGAGAAGTTTTTTGACTCTTTTTTACTATTCTACTACCATCTCTCCTATAGTTCCACTTAACTGATCGTCAGAATATGGCTTAAAATCTGGATTTGGTAACTGTATTTTTAAGGCAAGGGGGATAATTTTGGATTGATTTTTACTAAAACATTCTTGTCCTTCCTATAGTTCCACTTAATGAATCATCTAAAAATGACTTAAAATAAGGACTTTGTGATTATATTTTGAAATAAAGTCGACGATTTTTGACCGATTTTGTCTAAAACATTCTTGTCTCCCCTATATGTCCACGAAGCACAACCGCTAAAACTCTTATAAATACTGCATTTAAAGCACGTATTTTTTTTAAAGGGGAAGATTTTGGGCTGATTTTTACTAAGATTATCCTGCCATCTATATGTATCCCTATTACAACAAGATTGGTGTCTAAAAAAACCCTTATAAATACTGGCTTTAACGTCCCTTTAAAAATAAAACCAAGGAATTTTTTGGACGTTTTTGTCTAAATATTCATGTCTCCCTATTACAACAAGATTGGCAAGTATCGAACACCGCATAAACACTGGGTTTGAGCGGTGTCGAAAAATAAAAGTGGGAACTTTTTTGGCGTTTTTTTACCAAAATTGTTCTTCCTATACGTCCACGAAATTGATTCTTTAAATACCGCATAAACACTATGTTTAAGCGGTATTTAAAATTTAAAGGAAGATAATTTTTGGCGTTTTTTTACCAAAAATCTGAACCATTGCAAATCTGCATAGGTTGGATTTACAACAACCCTAAAAAGGGTCATTGCAACCGTCCTCGTTCTGAGGACACTTAAATCAAGGACTCCACAGTAACGTCCTTAGT